AATCAACAAACACAGCCTTCGACATCGGCGCGAATGTTGGGTTGTGGTCAAATGCTAACGTAAAAAATTATGACAAAATAATCGCAATAGAGGCATCCCCTCGTACGTTTGAACGTTTGAATGAACGTTGTACGAACGTTAAAATAGAATTATTGAATTACGCTATTTGTGATAACGACTGTCAAGATATCATTTTTTTTCAGGCAGACGCCGATCATTTGTCTACTTTGAATGAAAATTGGTTGTCTGATTCAAAATCTAGATTTTATGGTCAAAAATATGACAAAATATCTTGTAAAACGAGAACAATAGATAGTTTAATAATGGAATATGGAAAACCCGAACTTATAAAAATAGATGTTGAAGGTGGTGAATATGAATGTATAAAATCATTGTCACAAAAAGTAGACTGTCTCTGTTTTGAATGGGCATCTGAAACAAATGATATAACGTATGCTTGTTTAGACTATTTACATACATTAGGATTTTCTCTGTTTTATATTCAAAAAAATGACGCGTATACTTTTGTACCCGTGAATAAGAATTATAAGGATCTATTATCGATTAAACAAGATCTCTCTAAAATGATTCCGAAAAAAGATTGGGGGATGATGTGGTGTAAATAATTTATCAAATATGATATAATGTACATTTTATGCGATCACAAGCTGGGAAACTCGTTGATAGTCATGGCTACGTACGATTACTTCAAAAAGCTCGGTATACACGTGACGTACGTATTGACAAAAAAGAACATCCTCATGCTCGAAATGTTTCCAAATATACACATCCCGTACATCGATATAGAATCATTCGACGCTTCTTCGCACAAAGAGGCAAAACGTCATCAACACAAGCAAATATTAAACATACAAGAAGACGATAATACATTCGTGACACATTGGTATGCCCAAAGAATGGAATACTTAAAGGATGCCCCACTCAGGACCATATTCAAGACAAACATACTCAAACCCGCCATACATCACACAGTCGTACACATAAGAGCAGGAGACATCGACAAATACGACATCCGTTTCCAGAACAACAACACGATCGGGAGTCCGAAATATCATTTCCCCGTCCCAGTGCAGGTGTACGATGCGCTACTCAGTAAAGACGAACCGGTAACGATTGTTTCTCAATCGGCAGATAATCGGTATGTGAAGTACTTGAAAGAGACCTTTAATGTCGTGAATGTCGTATCGAGCGGAGATGACCCTTGGGGAGAACACAACACACCAGTAGAAGATTTCTCCGTGTTACAGGCGTGTACCGAAAGGCTCATCATGTCGTGTAGCACATTTGCTTGGTGTGCGGGTATGTCCTCGAACGCCAAACACATCATTTTCCCATCACAAGGTCCTTGGCACTATAAAAATAGGCACAAGGTGGATCTGTACGCAGACGACGAAAGAATTTCGTGGTTCGACGTATCTACTTTACAATTTTTAAACCAATGAGTCTTCATCCAAATCACAGCAACACATCGTATGACAACAAAATCCTAAAAAAAGACATCCTACGATACACAGAGATAATACGAATACAAAATCCATGGTAGTACAACGTCAAACGTTTTTAAGCCAAACAGCATACATTTCTTCGTTTCACTGGTTGGAAATCTGGAATAGTATTACAGTGTTGTACAACCTGGAGCGCATTCCATCGCAAAGACGGATCGAACAACGCACAATGGCTAAAAACATGTCGAACACGATCGCACATCCCATGAACCGTATCGAAACCCCTATAATTCACAATTTCATTCACAATCTGCTCGACACTCATCCCACCAAAGGGTGCCCGACAAAACATGAAAAAAAGAATCATGCCAAACGACCAGATGTCAACTTTAGCGCCGTATTCCTTGTGCATGAGTACCTCTGGTGCCATGTATCTATACGTTCCTGTTTCACTCGTCATGTTATACGCTTCATCGTTCGATGCCCGAATACAGGAAATACCAAAATCTCCTATTTTTGCTTTGAAGCTCGTCGACAGTAAGATGTTATTCGGCTTCAGGTCCCTGTGGATGATACACTCGGGTTTCCTATTATGTAAATACGCCAATCCCCTCGCGATGTCTTTCACGATCCCGATGCGTTGCGTGTGTGAAAGAAATGTATTCGCAGATTCGAGTGTATCGTTTGTCATGTATTCCATGACGATCATGTGTGGGCGAACATTCGTACACGCCCCTAAGAATTGCAGAATATTAGGGTGGTGTAATCGAGAAATGATATCCATCTCTATATCAAATTCTGCGGTGTCGACATCATTCTTGACGACTTTTACCGCTATGTCCGTTCCTCGCCATTCTCCTTTGAAAACGGTCCCAAAAGAACCACCACCAATCTTTTTTTCTATAAAAATTTCTGTTGGAGGTATTTCCCATTCCCCCTTCAATGAAATATCTTGTATGGAGATTTTATGCATTATGAGAAATAACGCACGAAATCTTTATATAAACATAAATAATATCATAAGATGATGCGCATACCCAACGGTACGCTTTTGAAAAACAGTACGAAACCTATACACGGGTTCAAGTATAATCACCCGTTTGATGGGCATGGATTCATAAATGCGTTCACGATCAAAGACGGAAATGCTTCTTATAAAGGTATCAGAGTGAAAACAGATCATTACACATTAGAGAAGAAGTACAACAAGCAGATATTCAGAGGTCTCAATACGAACGTCGACTACAACCGTCTTTTCGTTGGGAATTTTAGTAATATTTCCGTTTTTCACGACACTTCATCGGGTGAGATACAAAGCTTGAGCGAGGGGGGTATGCCGTATATAGTAGATATAGAAACAGAAACCGTGGATAGAAAGTTCAAGTGGATCCCCCCATTCATCCCCTATTTCCCCATCACCGCGCATCCAAAAATAGACGAGGGTAAGACCATAAACGCATCTTGTATGATTGGTATGATGGCACTCTTCGATGATGATCACATCATATTCACAGAACGATTCACAGAACAATATTATTTTCATGATTTCGCCATAACACCAACCCAGTATGTCATATATCTCAACAATGTCACACTAGACCTCGCACCGATGTACTTGGGCGAAGGCACCATACTAGATGGTTTTACATTCAATGGTAATAACAAAATATTACTCGTCGACAAAAAAACAAAAGCACGTCAGTACATAGATGTGCCATCGGAGTATGATTGTCCCGCATTACACATTGCGCATGTTGAAAGCAATGAAGATACGACAATCATATACTTACCGTTGATCCCGAGATATTTTGACATGTCTAATATAGAAACTGGTCGAGATTTTTCAGGATGTTATTTACATAAAATTATCATCAAGAATGGAGAGGTGGAGAACATGTATAAATTATCAAACGTACACTGCGAAATGCCTGTACAGTCAGGGAAATACATCTTCCTGATTAATGCCAACACTGTCATGAGATACAACCTAAAAAACGACACGACAAGCGTAAAAAAATTCGATCACACTATCGAGGAACCAATACCCCAAGATGACGTGTTATTCGTCATAGAACACGCGACAAATAAAACCATACTCAATATTTTAGATCAAAACACACTCGCGACTGTACAGACATACGAATTCCCATTCGAAACCACGTATGGGTTTCACGGTACATTTGTTCCCGCCAAAAACCCTTCATTTCCCGCGTAAAATGGTATAAAATATCTTGGTATTAATAAGCCATAGGATGCAGCAAATTCGAACAATCGATTTTGCGTGGAAGTTCGCTGCTACCCAAATACATCTTGGACAACTCAAGAAGAATAACAAAGAGTTATATTACACAAAGGCATCCGAATATGGGAAATGGGCGAGAGGATATTTGAGCGAGCTTGGACCGGCGTATATCAAACTCGGACAAATACTGTCAACGAGGGTCGATATGTTTCCAGAACAGTTCATACAAGAATTAGAAGCATTACAAGATGATGTAAATCCGGTCATATTCGATGAACTCAAAGATGCCCATACGGTAGACTCCAAAATAAGCATTGACCATATTCCGTACAAATCGGCTTCTATTGGTCAAATTCATATGGGAAATCTAAAGAATGGGAATAAAGTTGTATGTAAATTTTTACGACCCAACATTCAAACAATAATCACAGAAGACCTGCAGTTATTTGAGAAGGTAACAAATGTCATCAACGCATTCGCTCAGAGCGCAGAGCTGAATATGTTGAGAGAATCCGTCATGAAGATAGTCAACGAAACGGATTATGACTTAGAAATCCAGAATGCGAAAAAGTTTTACGAGACGATGCGAGAACTTCCATTCATTCGCGTTCCAAAAGTTTCCGAAACATTGTCTACGAGGAATATGATAGTGATGGAATATATAGAGGGAATTAAAATAACAGATGTAGAGGCCATAGACAAACTCGGAATAAACAAGGAGGAACTTTGTAGAAAAATAATCAAATCGTACATGTATCAAATAATGAAACGCGGCTTCTTCCACGCAGATCCTCACCCAGGGAACCTGTCGGTAGACACGAAAGGCAACATCATATTCTACGACTTTGGTCTTGTTGTAACATTAGATCCAGCTTTCAAAGGTGTACTCACGGAACTCTTCGTGCACATGGGGAACAGAGATGTACAAAAGATAGTCAACTTGCTCATCCGCGAAAATCTCATCATACCGACGTCAAACATAGAGACAATCGAGACATTTTTCAAGAACCTCATCGTATATTTCGAAGATGCCGACATTGATAGTCTCACAGCAAGAATGATGAATAACAAAGGCATGAGAGATCAGTTTGATGACGATGTTCCTTTTCAGTTACCGATAGAGATGTTTTACATCGTAAAAACATTTGTAACGATAGAAGGCATTTGCTCTACTCTTGATCCAAATTTCAGTTACAATAAATATCTTGAAGATATGATCGGAGAACTTGTATCAGAGAATATGAGCTTCAGTAGGATATCGTCGAGCATTGTACAGATGCCAATACAAATAGAGAATATTTCACAAACAGTGTACAACATGGAAAAAAGTAAAACAAACATGTTCAGGAAAACAAACAAGAAAATCGCAAATATGCAATATTCTCTCATCTTCGCCGTATTATCACAAACATTGTATAATCAGGATAATGTTACAGGAAGCGCCCTAGCTGCTACAGCGTGTATGTATTATTTCATTCAAAAATAAGAACATTATTCGAAGTACTCTTCTGTATTTACTACTTCTACTACATGTGAATCATCATCTCCGAAAATGTCTTTAAGTGCGTTTCTGTGATCTGTGAAGAGGGTTCGCGTTCGTTTTAATTCATCTTGTGCGAAGCCTCTGCATGCTTTTACGATCTGCTTTCCAGTCGCCTTTGCGTTCTCTCTTTGCGCCTTCCTAAAATCTTTGCGAACATCTTTAGCTTTTTCATTTTTTGTACTTGCTCGTACCGGCGTAGTAGAAGACATGACTGCGAACATTGTTTTATTATATGATGCTATAAAAATTATTTCGTAAGATAATCGGTTTAAGTATTTCGTGTCTGTCCATGTACAAGTTACGTATATACCATTATCATATGTGACACCAAATCCATATAAGAGTAATAACAGTGAAAAGTGTCTTAGGTATGTAATGTAAGTGTGTACCTTTTTTCAATACTTGTTCAACATTTCTTAATACCCCATCAACCTTCTTTCAAAGTGTCTTCTACCTTTTTTTATTTCTTCATTTTAGTTCTTTTAGAAGGTACTTTTGAATATTATAATATTATTTACTTACTATATATACCATATCTTAGAATATTATGTATAGTTATAAATATATTGAAATGTATGATATATTATGAAGGTTAATACTTATAAAACATTTAATGATATTAGATTCAACATATATATCTATTTACAGAATAGGGGGAGATTCAATTATTTCTAAAACAAAATGGAACTTATTCAACCCTTCATCTTATTCTGCATCTCTTTCATTCGAAACGCAGCGAATTGCATTACAAGCAATAACCTAAAGAACAATCAATAGCTTTTATATCAAGCCAAGGCAACGATGATGAGCACACAGGAAGAATTTGAAGCCGCTTTTGAAACTGCGTATGATGAATACAGCAGGATGTTTGTAGAAGGATTGCGGATTGTGTTTCAATACAATAAAGGTAAAAAATCCCATAAAGAAATGACGTCTGAAATGTTTGCGATAGCTGAGATAAAGTCCTTGCTTGAGGATGATATGGAGGAAGTACTGATTAGTTTGAGGGAAGGTGGAATAGACACAGATGAGATGCAAAAAAGATTCGATACCATAATCAACTCAAATGAGTTCGATTGGACAACCCGCGAATGATTTTAAAAATGTTCATGACATTTTTTTTCATGACTCTTCTTTTTTGAGGTCTCTCTCTCTCTGTTTCTCTCTATTCTATTAAAATCTTATACATAATTATATATTTATACATTTTAATACTAATTCATAGTGTTTTAAAAAGAATTATACAAATAACATTTAAATATATATTTTAAATAAATATTTTATACTTTAAGATTATTCTTACATAATATATGATACTCTTTAAAAAAAGATATAAAATATATTTTGAATGAATAGTATAAAATGATGATAAATATACAAATATTTGTAATAATATCTATTATATACCCTGGTAAATAAAAAATATTGAAATATAAAATATAGGACCATATGTAGGGGAAAATTGATAAGAAGTCAGGGAAATTTTGGAAAAATTGGGCCAAAAGTAAGGTTTTTTCTCTATTTTTGGCACTAAAAGTTATGGATTTTCTCATATTTTACTAAAAGTCCGGGTTATTTAGCCCAATCATTTTCAGAGCCTCTATTTGATACATGTCACACGGTACATTGATATTGTAGTCTACTGGAGTCAACTCCTTAATAATCTCCTCATCTTGTGCGACGGTTCTGTACATTTCATTATAAAATCTCTCGAAGACGAATGGTAAATCGAGTACAAAATTCTTTGGATACAGCAGACACCACGACATTTTCGTGTGATTCTCATCTACCGGCAGCAAAGTCGTAAATGTGATGAATTCATATGGATCTTTCAATTTAATACGGATGGCCGTCGTGTTCGGTGCGATGAATCGAGAATGAATTTCTGAACCGCCAACAGGTTGCATGTGTTCTGTGAAATTGCTCGATGCTTTTGGTTTGACATTCGCATAACAATCGACGTAATTCATATCAACGCCGTCAACCGCATCA